AGATCATTATGAAATTGCTAATGCTCTTCTCAGAGCTAATGGTGAAGATGAGGTAGAACCACCTGGTATAGCTAGGGTTCCTAGATATGTATCTGAATCCTTTAAACGGATGGTACTTAACAAACCATCTATGGCAAAGACTGTTGAGTCTGTAACTAAAACAACAGAACAACTTAATCCAGGTACAGATGTTGATGAACCAGTACTGAACCTAATGAAGGATAAAGAAGCTGTTGCTAAAGGTGAGCATAACTTTGTAAGAGATAAGAGTGGAAGAACTAATACTGTAGATATCTCTACTTATCAAACTGGTGATGTCTATAACACATCCAGAGTTGGTAATGGTGTTGAGTTTGGTGTCTATAAATTTACTGGTAAAGAAATAGGAGAAGCTCTTGATAAAGGAGTAATTGCACCAACCGATCCTTTTGATGCCTTTACTCAGGAAACACTTTACTTAGAAAGAATTGAAGGACTTGGTGAAATCAAGCTAGATGGTTATACACTTCCAGGTGTAGGTCAAGCTTGGGTTGTACCAGAGGTAAATACTAATCAAGCCTTACGTACAGTCTTTGGAGACGTAGTGATTGGCTTAGCAAAGACTGTTGTTAAAGAAGAAGGTCTTGTTGGAATTGTTGAAACAAAAAAAAGAGTTGATAAAGCCGGTCTTGATACAGTTAAAGGACTTACTGACGTCAAAAGAAAAGGCGATAAACTTATGGCTGATGTTGCTAATACTGGTTGGCACGCAAGGCAAGCTGTTATCAATAAAATAAAAGATCCAGCAACTAAAGCATTCTTTAAGCGTTTAGGTGAAGAAACTGCTGATTTATTTCTACAAGCTATGGCTGAAGTAGATGAGCAGATGAAGGAATATACGATTAATAAACGTACTAGACGTCTTAAACTAATAGATCCTAACAACACTTTCTCTCAAAGAGGCATCGACCCATACAAATTAAAACCTGAACTATTTGGAGAATTTTACCAGTGACAATACGAGATAAATTAATTGATGAGTTCGAAACAGAACGAGAAGAAGATGAAGAGCGTATTCGTCAAGAGGAACTTCAAAAGCAAGAGCAAGCACAAGAAGCTACAACTCCAACAGAGAAAGCTCCAGAGGATTACAACCTTGGCGATAATGTAAAAGAACTTGGTGGAGCCATCGTTGGTGGAGGTATTGATATCTATAACAGTGTAGGTTCTTTACCTAAGCTGTTTGATAAAAGATTCTACCAACCTACTAACCCTGAGAACCCTTGGGAATACGATGCACCTTGGTTAATTAAAGGTGGTCCAGTTGCTAAGACTAGATGGGGAAAGTTTGTACGTGGAGGTACTGAACTAGCTGGTGGTCTTCTAGGTACAGGTAAAGTCCTATGGGGAATTAAAGGTCTCAAAGGAGTTGCCACAGCTGCTAAGGCTACTAGGTGGGGACGTGTTGGACTGAGTGCTATACAAGGTGGTACGTATGACGTCATCAGTAACCAATCACAAGAACAAAACCTAGCACGTACTCTTATTGATATCAAACCTCAGTGGGCTGGAGTTTTCAATCCTATAGCCACTAGAGAGGATATGTCTCCATTCGAAAGATCAGTAATGAATTTTGGTGAGGGTCTTGGTTTTGGACTCTTTTTTGATATGGCTGCAGAAGGTGCAGGTTGGGGACTTAGATCATATTCTGATTCACTAAAGAAAGCTTCTAAGAAAGTAACTAAACCTGATCCAATCACTAAAGCTATTGATGCTAGTAGTGAAGTTGAGTATGGAGCTAAAACTCTACAAGTTGAACAAGGTGCTATTAAGTCATATGAGAACGCTAGGAAGAGATCTAAACAAAAAAGACCTGCCTGGAAGTTCTTACCTAAAGAACAGAAAGAACAACTAAAACAAGTCTACGCTGATAAGAACAATATGGATTGGGGTCCAAACAGAGATCCTCATCGTAGAGCTATTAAACAAGGTCAAGCAAATAAAGAGTTAGCTTTTGAGCAACTTGAATTTGACTTCGCTAATAACTTTAACCGTCCTAACCCTGCTTACAACAAAGGTGGAGATATCTCTGATAACCAAGCGTTATCAAGTTCTTCTAAACCTATGAAAGGTGTAAGAGACATGATACAGATTCGTAATGATATAACTCAGAAGTATGGTTCTCCAAGGGGAACTATCACTGAGGCAAACATCAGAAGGAGTGAGTATCAGGCACCAGGGATGATGCTTAGAGAAAGAGATGCATTAGCTAAGAATCTTGTAGCTGATCCTTCTTATCAGAAGATATATGGTGAAGCAATGCCAGAGGCTATTGCTGAAGACTTAGGTAATGCAGGTGCAGATTTAATTAAGTTTGTAAATGACTCAGGTCATAGCAGACTTATTGATGTACCACAAGAAGATGTAATTAAATACATCAAGGATAAAGATGCAGGTAGACCTACAGCTATTGAAGGTATTGGTGTATTAAACAAATCCCAGTTAATAGCAACGGATACTGTACTTGGTCAGCTTCTATATGAATCTAGAGACTTAGCTAAAGCAGCTCTTAGTGTTGCTGATGAAATAGATGTAGCTGCACCTGGAGGTATGTTAGATGGGATCATGGCTCGTTACTCAGCTGTTGCGAGGATGAGAAAAGAGACCAGTATGCTATCTAGTTTTGAACTTAGGAAGTATAACTCTGGAGGCAAACTTAAAGATACTCTTGAGGAAGCTGATATAAGAGGTAAAGCATCTGATGCAGCTGCTAATGAAGCATCGACCTTTAAACAGCTACTACAGGGTGATGTAGATGATGATCTCTTAGAGTCATTCATACACTTCACTGCTACTGCTAACGGTAATAAACAGACTTGGAAAGACATGGATACTTTCTTTAAGAGAAAGCTTCATGGATATAAGAACGGTAATCAATATCAACGTAATGCAATCCTTAATGAGATGCAGACTATGGGAGTTAACTCCATGTTGTCTGGTCCGAAGACTCCAATGAGAGCATTGATAGGTACTGGTTTAGGTTCTGTTATGCGTCCTGTAGCTACCATCTTAGGTGCTACTGATGATATGACTAGACGTGGTGCTTTCCAATCTCTTGGTGCAATGGTAGAAGCAAGGAATGATGCTTGGCGTAAGGCTGTAGCTGACTTCCAATCCTACACAATACATGATGAGGGATGGAGAGGATTTACTCAAACTAGACAAGACCAAGACTGGAATGCAATGACCTCTTGGATGGAGCAATATGGGTCAGCTGGTGATAAGGCTGCAGCTCATATAGCTACAAACATGAGGAATATTAATAAGCTGCCTGTATTTAACTATGGTCCAAGGATTATGAAATCTATGGATACATACTTTACTCAACTTATTGGTAGAGGAAGGCTTAGACAAAAAGCTTTTGATGATGTATATACCAGACTTAAAGATCAGAATAAGGTTGTCTCTGATAATGACTTAGATGAATTAGTAAGAGCAGCTGAAGTTGACTTTGAAAATAAAGTCTTCACAGCTGATGGTCAGGTATCAGATGAAATGGCTAAGTTTGCTGCTGATGAAGCAAAGCTAACCCAAGAACTAACAGGGTTTGCAAGAGACTTAGATCAAACATTCGATAAGATGCCATTCCTTAGACCGTTCTTCTTGTTTGCAAGAACAGGTGTTAACGCTTTGAAGATGACTTCTAAGTACACACCAATAATGAATAAGTTCATCAAAGAGCATGTTGATATTTCAACGCTTCCTTGGGATGCACCAGAGATGGCTCAATACGGTATCAAGAGTCAACGTGACCTAGAACTGGCTCAGTCAGTTATGCGTGGACGTATGTCTATTGGTTATGGAGTTACATCTACAGCTGCACTAATGGCACTGACAGGTAACATCACAGGTAATGGTCCTCCAGATAGACAACTCAAGAACTCTTGGATGCAAGCTGGATGGCAACCTAGATCATTCAAGATTGGTGATATGTATATCAGTTATGAATCCTTAGAACCATTTAATATGTTCTTTAGTTTCGTTGCTGACGTAGCTGATGCTCAGAATGTAATGGGTGAGGAGTGGGCTTCTAATGAATTTAGTAAGGCTGCTTATCTACTTAGTGCAAACGTAACTAATAAATCATTCCTAGCTGGTCTACTACAACTTCAAGATCTACTAACCAGTCAAGGTGGTGATGCTTCACGTGTTGCTGCTAACTTTGTTAACAACCAAGTTCCTCTATCTGGTTTAAGAAATGAGATAGGTAAACTCATTTCCCCTGGGATGAGAGAATTGGAGAGTGGTTTCTTAGAAAGTATAGGTAATAGAAACCTTTATGTTGATTTAAAAGGTGACGATAATTTTCTACCATATAGATATGACGTTTTAGATGGTTCGAAGTTACGTGATTATGAGCCTATAACACGATTAATAAACGCAATCTTACCTGTTGGACTTAATCAAGGTACTAACCCAACTCGTGAATTACTATTTAGAAGTGGTTTGAACTTTAAACAAACATTCAATAGTGGTCCACAGGGTCAGGACTTAGAAGGTCATCCAGATCTTAAGTCAAAGTTCCAATTCTATATGGGTCAACAGAACGTAGAAGCTCAGTTAGAGAAGTTATTCCAAAACGAGCAAGTTGTTGAATCTATTCTTACAATGGAAAGGCATAGGTCTGAAGGACGTCAATATGATCCAAGTAGAAACTTACATGGTGATTCTATAAAAGCAATCTTTGGTACGGCTAAACAAGAGGCTTGGAATCTACTACTTGCTAACAACAAGAAAGCACAACAGTTGGACTACTTACATAAGCTTGGACAACTACAAGATAAGGCACGTCGTAAAGGTGATTACTCACAAGAGGAGCAGTTACAGACAGAGATAAAACAATTTGAAAAACAAATGAAATTTAAATAACCACCCATATTCTAAATCAATAGCGATATGGCTTTAACCCAAAATACATATACAGGGAACGGCTCGACCGTTCTCTTTTCATTTACATTCCCATACTTACAAGAGGCAGACGTTAAGGTAAAGCTTAATGGTGTGACTCAAGCTACAACTACATATTCTTTTGCCAACGCTACTCAGATTCAGATGAATACTGCTCCTGCAAATGGAGTATCAATCATTATTTTCAGGGATACAAATAACGATGCAAAGAAAGCTACGTTCTATCCTGGGTCAGCAATTAAAGCAGAAGACTTAAATGATGACTTTGACCAGATTCTATACACAGCTCAAGAGGTAGATAACAATGCTATGAGCACCCTTGGTGATGACCCTATGCAGGGTGACTTATCAATGGGTAATAATAAACTAACTAACTTAGCTACACCAACAGCATCAACTGATGGTACGAATAAGACTTATGTAGATAGCACAATAGATTCAAAAGTAGATACTGCAATGGCTAATGATGTCCTAGCAGGGACTGACATTGCAAAGTCTTCATCTGGAGGTCAAGTTACTATTAGCCATAATGTTAGTGGTGCTGATACAACAGTTAATAATAGTGATGGAAATGTTATACAAGATATAACCATTACTGCTCAAGGTCACGTTACATCAGTAGGTTCTAAGAACTTAAATGATGTCTACTATACAGAATCTGAATTAAATGCAGGTCAATTAGATAATAGGTATTACACCGAGACTGAGCTGAATGCAGGACAGTTAGATAATAGATATTATACAGAGACTGAATTACTTAATGGTGCTTTAGATGGTAGATACTTTACAGAGACTGAGGCTGATTCTAGGTACTACAATTTAGCGAGTGGTGAAGAGATACAATCAGGGGAAACTTGGTCTGCAGCAGATAATAAGATTGCTACTACAGCAGCTATAGATGCTCGTATTGTTGACTTGGTAGACGACGTAGGTGGCTTTGTCCCAATAGCTAATGAGACTAGTTTTCCAAATGCTAATCCTGATGTTAATAATGGAGCTGGGACTCTTGTTTCGATACAGTCTTTAGCAAGTAACTTAACCTCAAGTGGAGGTGGAGTCGCAACTATTTCTAATGGTACGGTTGGTAATTCAACAGTTACTATCTCAGGTTTAGATGCCAGCACTACATATAATGCTGGGTTTGGAATGATAGTAGAGACTACATCTACTTTAAATACTTATACATTCCATCGTCTAGTACCAAAGGCTACAGAGGTTACAACTGTAGCTGGAAATATAACTAATATAAATACTGTTGGAAATAATAACACCAACATCAATACTGTAGCTGCAGCAAATAGCACTATCTCTACAGTTGCTACAAATATCTCTAATGTAAATAATGTTGGAGGATCAATAGCAAATGTTAATACAGTAGCGTCCAACATTAATAGTGTTAATGACTTCTCAGATGTCTATAGGATTGCTTCATCAGCACCTACATCTCATTTACATGAAGGTGATCTTTACTTTGATACTACTGCCAATGAACTAAAAATATATAACGGATCAGCATGGCAAGGTGGTGTAACAGCTACTGGTAACTTAGCTGGATTAGGAGCTAATACGTTTACTGGGAATC